GGATTATCCGGGTCAAGTTGGTTGTGCTCTGGATACATGCAAGCAGATCCAGAATAAAAAATCTTTGTTCTATTAGCGCCTGTCCTCTCGTTCAACTTACGCTGTTCCTCAAGAACATTCAAGTTGATAGACACAGAGTTATGCATGATGTCTGCATCGTTCTCGCCAGTGAAAACGAAACCAGCACCACCCATATCAGCAGCAAACTGATAGATCTCGTCAAACGGTTCTGCAAACTTATCTGCAATATCTTTGTAGAAATTACCAAGATATCCAGTAAAGCGAACACACCGTTGAACAAACCTAGTGTCCCTCAGGTCACCAAGAACAAACTCATTTGCTCTGGTAGAGGAAAACTCAGGTTGTTTAAGGTCTACTCCGCGAACCCAGTAACCTTCTTCGCGGAGTCTTTTGACCATGTGACTTCCAATGAAACCACCCGCACCGAGGACCAGCGCGGTCTTTGTATATTCAGACATGATGAATAGGTTTAAGTGTTAATTATATCAGACGTAGTAGTCTCCGCCAAGTTTATATGCAACTTTCTCTACAAGAGCCTGAAGTCTTTTTTCCAGTGCATCAATTCTTGCAGGATCAACTCCACCACCACCATCACACTTCGCGTGTGCTTGTGCTTCAAGTGCTTTGAGTCTGCCTTCAACTTCAACATCATACTTTGACATTGATGCACCAGAAGCAGACTTCGCTGCCGTTCCTTTTGTTGCCATGGTTTAAAATGAAAACTGTTTGATTATTTAGTTTATTGTACGAAAGAGCACCATCCAGTAGCAATATATTTTATTTCTGTGTTGGAAACTAATCCTTTATGACTGTGAGTCCAAGCAGCAGGCCAAAGACAGAAGTCTCCCGCTCTGGCAGGTTTTTTAAAGTCTTGTTGAGGCCAGTAAGTTTCTCCACCTTCCTCAATATCATTTAAATAAAACATCCATGCCAGAATTCTAAGACGATCTTCTGGTTCACCACCATGTTCACAATGCTCAGTGGAATATGATTGTCCAGGAAAATACTTTTGGAGGTTCCATCCTTTATCAATACCAAAAGGTTTATACAAAGATTTTAAAAATGGATGTTCCTCCGCATATTGAAGAATATTTTGATAAACAATGTCATAAACAAAATTAAAATCAGAACATTCATCTCCAGACACATGGTTATAAAAATGCCTTGTTTCAAGTTTGGAGTTGTCAATATACTGTATGATGGTTTGACATTGCTCCTCAGTCAAGGCATTTTCTTTGACGTAAATAAAATCAGGATGCTGATACGACATCTCTTACGTAACAGGGAATGCCCTCGGGATCCAACCACTTTGTATATTCAAAGTCATCAATGGCAGTCAAGAACTGCATTTGGTTGTCACAGAGATACATGTCACTGTATCGCTTAGTGTACTCATGTGCCTTTTGAATACGGTAATCTGGCATCCCATTGATCTCTAGTGTGCCACACTCAACGTAGCGGTATGGGAAACGCTCAAAGATGACTTTCATTTTGCCTCAACGGTGTCAAGGTCATTATACACGTATTCCATCAGCATGTCATAGTCATCCATGGGATCACCAGAGAAAACTACACCGTTGTTCTCATAAAAGCGACGAACCTTTTTGAAAAGTTTCGGGTTCTTTACATCAAGGAAGAACTCGCCGTTTGCCGCACCGCGAAGGGTTTGAACATCTTTCTTGAACTTGCTAGTCAGTGCCATTGCTTTGTTAGTTGACGAAAGTATTATAACTGACTTATGTATCTGTGTCAATAGGGGCTGCGAGGATCGAACTCGCCTTAGGCAAATTATGAGTTTGCTGCATTCACCAGATTGCTAAGCCCCCTGGTAGGACTGCTGGGAATTGAACCCAGTTGACTCCGTTATAAGCAGAGCGCATTAACCAATATGCGACAGTCCCTCAAAATCTTCTGCAGGTATCATGACTGCAATGTTAGTTCCATTCGTAACACCAATGTGTTCACCATTTTCTACGCGAGATATTAGTTCATCCCAGCGTTCTTGAAATTCTTCTACTGTGAAAATTTCCATTACTTACCTACTAAAGCAAATAATCCATGCGAATAAAATCCTAGAACAATAGATCCTAAGATCGCACTTATAATTGTAGCAGTTTTGTTGTGTTTGTCAATTGCTTTGTCGATCATTTCCTGGCACTGTTTTTCAGTAACGTAGTGCTCAGGTTTGATCTCATCCATCCTGTGTGACATTGGGCAGGTTACTCATAGGATCCGGTAACCCACTCACTATAGCACAAGCTCGCTTATAAAAGTAGTTCTCTGTTGTTCCGTTTTCCTCAAATTTCTCTTTAATGATTTGCCAATTGGCAAGTTCGTCGGGATGCATTTACTTAAAATGGTAACAGCATGATACTAGTTAGACATTTAAGTATCTCTAAAGATTTTTATTTCAAGATAATCAGGGTGAAAGGACTTGTTATTGTTCCAGTGTCTTATGACTCCAGATACAATAAAAGCGTTAGTAACCATGTAACTAACAAATATAATGGTGCGTATGCCAGCAACATAATTATCGTAAGGAGCTGTTTTGTCGTCACTGAAACTTCCGATGGCATACTTCCAGACTTCCCAAACTTTTTTCATTTAATTTCAAAGTCAAGTTTGCGAACTTTTCTCTTTCTTCTCTCTTCTTGATATGCAAGATCTTGATTGGAAAGAACATTATCTGTCTTTTTTTGCACGTTATTTGATACCATGACAACTTTACTCAAATCAACGGCACCAACTTTGTCATCAACAACTCTCATTTGGTTAGGACAACCACAGAACTGAACTTTACTGGTGCTTGTCAGTTCCTTTCTGCACTCTTTGCATCTGACGGTAATCATTTTTCATAGTCCTCCTGGGGGGAATGCTTGCTGACGGGATCGAACCGCCGACCGCCTCGGTGTAAACGAGATGCTCTACCGCTGAGCTAAGCAAGCAATGCGTCAGTGATATCCTGCAGAATAACACTGACGGGCTCAAGAGGGATCCCACCTCTCTCTCACATGGGTTGAATTTCCGATTCTTTTTTCTCTCGGAGATGTGAGCACGGATGTATTCCAGTCCGTTTAAGCGGGATATCGGACTCGAACCGACGACATTCAGCTTGGAAGGCTGACGTTCTACCACTGAACTAATCCCGCGAGGCGTCTCAGGTAGGACTCGAACCTACGACCGACTGCTTAGAAGGCAGTTGCTCTATCCAACTGAGCTACTGAGACAAGGAAGAAAATCAGATCTCTGATTGTTGAGTTGTGTCTTCCAGTACAATATAGTCCATTCCATCCATTTTGTCAAGATCGAACCATTCGTACCATTCATCCATCATTGCCAGTTTATCATAAACTTGCTCAGCATTTTCTTTTGCATCCATGTTGTCAATGCGATTGATAGCCCAATTACGCGCTTGCATCACCACGTCCGTTTCCATAGTAGTCTTTTCTGAAGTATCTGCTGAGGATGTTGCTATTATAGTACTTGGGGACTCCTGTGTCAAGAGATTCTGTGAGGACTCCATTGATAAAGAGTTGTCTTGTTTCTTCGTAGTTTGTTTTGCCAGATGTTTTATGTAATGAAAGGATGTGGCGACTAAAATTTTGTCTACCCAACTGTTCAATGTCTTCTTTAAGCTCTGGACAAGATCCATAGTACTTTTTCCAATCCGATTCTGATTTTACCTTGCGCTTCTTTCCTTTTGGAGTTCTGAACTGCCAAAAGTATTTTCTTCCGATGTACTGGCGATTGTTTGTGAGATTTGTAATGAGATAGACAAAACCGAAGTTATCGTCAATATTCTCAGATAAAAAAGGGGTTCCCTCAAAATACCAGGGGTTTTCATAATCACATTCGATACTCATCCAGCATAAACAATACCTCGTTCAGGTATTTATGGGCAAGATCTTTCTCTCCTTGCCACACAGTGGATGGTTCTCCATCCACTGCATTCTTTAATTTGAGCACACGAACTTTAAGTTCGTCTTTACTAACTTGATTTCGCATTAGAGTTGGAATCCAGAGAACGTGTCTTTTTTAACATCTTGCTTAATGCCACCAACAACATAGGATTCAACCTCCGTCTCCTGTGGTGCCACCTGAAGTCCCTTAGAGGAGATCCAGTGCTGTGTCCAGGGCAACGGGTTATTGCTGGCAGGAATATCATACTGACGATCCAAACCAATTGCAACCAGGCGACGATTAGCGATCCATTCAACATATTGTTGAAGGAGTTTATCGTTCAAACCAATCATGCTGCCATCCTTAAAGAGATAGTCTGCCCAACGCTTCTCTTCGTTTACAGCACGATCAAAAGCTTTGTATGTCCACTCCTCTTCTTCCTTCATGATCTCTTTCATTTCAGGATCATCACCCTGTCTCCACTTGTTCAGAATGTTTTGGGTGATGGCGAGGTGCTGGTTTTCATCTCTAGCAATAAGGGAGATAATTTTTG